GTAGCTGGTAAAAACGACATGGGTGGCACTGCTTCAAACTTGGCACAAGGCGGTGACGGCGGAAACGGCGGCACACAAGGCGGACTAGCTCAACCATCAACAAAGGAAGATAATGCAGGTAATGTAAATGTTCCTGGTGGTAAAGCTGCGAAGTCAATGAAGCCTATGTCAAAAGGCCATGGCGCTGAGAAAAAGGGCCAAGGCGATGCGGCTCCCGACAAAAAATCAATGATCGGTAGCTAATAAAGGACTGAGGGATGAACAATTACTTACGAGAGCACCTGACATTCGACCAAGCCCAAATGGTGGTTGAGAATGCCAACGAAGGAAAAGACTTGTTTATGAAAGGTATTTGTATTCAAGGCGGAGTACGCAACGCTAATCAGCGTGTGTATCCTGTGAATGAAATTGGCAGGGCTGTCAAAACTCTCAATGATCAGATTAGCGGAGGATACAGTGTACTCGGCGAAGTAGATCATCCGGAAGGACTTAACATTAACCTGGACAGGGTTAGCCACATGATTACCGAAATGTGGATGGATGGTCCAAATGGTTATGGCAAAATGAAAATTTTACCGACACCGATGGGACAATTAGTTAAAACAATGCTTGAAAGCGGAGTTAAACTAGGCGTCTCATCACGCGGTTCCGGTAATGTTAGTGAAGATGGCAACGGGGAAGTTTCAGATTTTGAGATTATTACTGTTGACGTAGTTGCACAACCAAGTGCTCCAGGAGCGTATCCTACGCCCATTTACGAGCATTTAATGAATACCAGAGGTGGTTACAAGGCTTACGAACTTGCACAGGCTACTAAAGACGATAAAAAGGCACAGAAGTATTTAAAAGAATCTCTGATCAACTTGATCACGAGACTCCAATAAAAGGAGAAACATAATGTTGGATGCACTAAAAACACTCTTTGAAAACGATGTAGTATCAGAAGAAGTGCGCCACGAAATCGAAGAAGCTTGGAACCAGAAGGTAAAAGAAAACCGTCAACAGGTTACAGCCGAACTGCGTGAAGAGTTCGCTCAAAAGTATGAGCATGACAAAACAACAATGGTAGAGGCTATCGACTCTATGATTGGTGAGCGTCTTGCTTCAGAAATTGCTGAATTTGCCGACGATCGTAAACAACTAGCAGAAGCAAAAGCAAGATATGCCGTTGCAATGCGTGAAAATGCTGATTTAATGAAGCGTTTTGTTGCCGAATCACTAGCAAAAGAAGTAAACGAACTACACGAAGATCAAAAAACAATGGCTAACAAGTTTAAAATGCTTGAAGATTTCGTAGTTGAATCACTTGCAAAAGAAATTGCAGAGTTTAACGAAGATAAGAAAGACTTAGCAGAAACGAAAGTAAGATTAATTCGCGAAGCTAAGGGACACTTCAACGAACTTAAGACTAAGTTTGTTGAAAGGAGTGCGGCCAAGGTATCCGGTATCGTTGATAAAGTTCTTAATAAAGAAATTAGTCAACTTAAAGAAGATATTGAAGCAGCACGCAAAAATGATTTTGGGCGTAAACTGTTTGAAGCATTTGCTACAGAATACAGCAATAGCTATCACAACGAAAATTCAGAAACTTCCAAGTTACTGAAGGTAGTTGAGATTAAAGACAAGCAGTTAGCAGAAGCCAAAAAAGCAATTAGTGAAAAGCAAACTTTAGCAGAAGCTAAACAAGCTGAAATTAAGCGCATGGTTGAAGCAGCTCAAAGACAAGATGTCATAAATGAATTGACTGGCCCGCTAAATAAAGGCCAAAGAGAAATTATGATGGATTTACTGGAATCAGTTCAGACTCAGAAATTAAGATCTGCGTTTGACAAATACCTACCGGCAGTGATAGACGGTAAAACTCCAGCGAAGAAGGCAGTAATTACAGAAGGCAAAGAAATAACAGGCAATAGAGAAGAAAACACAAATAGTGACAATGCAAGCGATAGCAATAATGTAATAGAATTGCGTAAACTTGCTGGATTAAATTAAGGAGAAACCAAATGTCAGAACTATTAGAAAGTCGCTGGCAGGACACAAAAACTGCACTTCTTGAAGGCCTAAATGGCACAAAGAAACAGGTGATGGCAACAACTCTTGAAAATACTAGAAAGTATTTGTCAGAGAGTGCCACAGCTGGTGCAACTTCTGCCGGTAATGTTGCAACTCTTAACAGAGTTATTTTACCCGTCATTAGACGAGTAATGCCTACAGTTATCGCGAATGAAATTGTCGGTGTTCAGCCAATGACAGGACCAGTGGGTCAAATCCACACACTAAGAGTACGCTACTCAGATACAGCAGGCACAGGTGCCAGCGGTGCAGTAGCAGGTGAAGAAGCACTTTCACCATTCAAGATTGCTGAAGCATATTCAGGTAACACTACATCAGGTAAAGCAGACGCTACTGCTGCACTTGAAGGTGCTGCTGGTAATAGACTAAGCATTCAAATCTTGAAGCAAACTGTTGAAGCAAAAACCAGAAAGCTATCAGCTCGCTGGACTTTTGAATCTGCACAGGATGCACAATCTCAGCACGGTATTGATGTTGAAGCAGAAATTATGGCTGCTTTGGCTCAAGAAATTACAGCTGAAATTGACCAAGAAGTCATTGGTTCATTAGGAACTTTGGCAGGCCAAACTGATACATACGATCAGGCCGCTGTATCTGGTACAGCTACATTTGTTGGTGACGAACATGCTGCTTTAGCAGTTCTAATCAACCGTGCAGCTAACAGAATTGCACAGCGTACACGTCGTGGTGCTGGTAACTGGGCTGTTATTTCACCTGCTATGTTAACTGTTCTTCAGTCAGCAACAACTTCTGCGTTCGCAAGAACAACAGAAGGTGCGTTTGAAGCTCCGACAAACACTAAGTTCGTTGGTACTCTAAACAATGCTATGAGAATTTATGTAAACACATATGCAGCTAATGACGATGTACTAGTTGGTTACAAGGGTTCAAGCGAATCAGATGCAGCGGCATTCTACTGCCCATACATCCCGCTAATGAGCTCTGGTGTTGTACTAGATCCGTCAACATTCGAACCAGTAGTGAGCTTTATGACTCGTTACGGTTATGTTGAGCTTTCAAACACAGCATCATCGCTTGGTAATGCAGCAGACTACTTAGAAAAAGTAGCCGTAACAACTGCAAATCTAAGCTTCAGCTAAGATACTTTAGTAGAAAGTATAAAAGGGCGGATCGAAAGGTTCGCCCTTTTTTTATCACAAGCGTTCAGCTTTTTCTTCTTTTGATAAATACATATGTCAGATAGTGTGCCGCGAGGCGGACTTATGCAGAACCAACTGCGTAGCGGATAGAACCCGCATCGGGCTCTTATAAAGGAGAAAACAAATGGGAAGACCAGTAAACAAAGATAAACTAGGATATGGAGATGGCCGTATCGCAGTAACACGCCACTATTTCACAGGTGGCTCAGAAGCAACTACAGCAGCACACATTGTAAGGCAAGTTGGAGATGCAAAATTTGTTGTTAGATTAGATTCAAACAATGATGCGGGCGGACCTTTCTCGCCAAGAGATCATGCCGATGATGAAATTTTAAAACTTGTTAACAAAACAGGTACAGGCGGCGGCGAAGCACTTGAAGCAGGCGAATTTACAATTGATACTGTTGGTTCAAGTGATAGTACTGTATATCAAGTAACTAAACTGCGTAATAAAACTGTACAGATAGAAGGTTCTGGTGCTGATACAACTTTACCAAATGCGAATAACGCAATTTATGGTTTAGGTGTATTTCCAGAAGAAGATGCTAATGTACCAAATGCAGTAATAAGTGTTGCATTACCAGTACAGAGACCATAATTAAAGTTTTTGTAGGGGTGTAATGCCCCTACATTACCTGGGAAAAATATAAATGTCAAAAGTTTTAAGTGTAGAAAATGGAAATTATACTGTAAAAGTTGAATCAGGAGGAGAAATCATCCTGGACACTTCAAGGGGTGCTTTTGTAAGTGGTAAACCTGCAGGCACAGTTGTTATACGAGGAAGTTTAGAAGTTGAAGGTACAACTACAACCGTAGAAAGTAATGATACTTTAATCAATGATAACATTTTAACACTAAACAATGGTCAACTAGGTGCAGGAATAAGTGCATCTAAAAATTATCAAGCAGGTATACAAATTGATAGAGGTTCAGAAGCCGATGCTTATTTTGTTTTTGATGACTCTGTAAGTTGGAATATCGGCGGCGATGCTGGCACAGGTGGATTTAAATTTTTTACAGGAGCAGGAGATAAAACTACTCTTGTCCTAGACGGAATAAAATCTAATGCTGCATTATACATAGACACAGGTAATAATGCAATTAGTGTTACTAATGCTACTGATTACGAAACAAATGTTTTTCCATATACCGGCGGAGTTATTACTGGAGCTGCAATAGATGACGATGTAATTCCTAATGCTAAAGCACTTGTTGATTATGTTGCATATGCTACAGCAACATCATTACAAGATAGAATTGAAGAAGGCACTACATTTATTTCTTATGTAGAAGCAAAATCATTTGATGTAACCGGTCAACAAAGTAGAGTAGAACTAGGTGTAAACAATGCAGTTGTTGCAGACTTTACATTTCAAGTTGCTACAATACAAGATATACAAATATCACAAAATAAAATTAGTACTGCTGACAGCAATGAAAATTTAATATTAGAAGCCGCTGGCACAGGCAGTGTACAAGTCAATGATAAACTTCAATTAACTTCAACTGCACACGCTGATGATGCAGCTGTAGATCCATTATTACCTAGTAACGGTACAACATTATATGTTAAAACCGAAGATACAGGCGGTACTGGAATATTTTTTGTAAATAGTAATAGTACAAGAGACGAAATAATTAGTAATAACAGATCATTGCTCTATAGCATGATTTTTTAAGGAAAAAAGATGGCAATAGTAAATCAAAGATTAACAGGAATACAAGATAATGTTTTAGTAGTACCGTCAGGTAAACGGTATGCAATTACTAATATTTTGGTTTGCAATAATAGTGCTAGTGGAACACAAACTTTTGATTTGCATTTAATTGCAAATTCAGGAGGTTCACCTGGTACACTAGATAACAATGTT